CAAGCGCGTCGAGCGCTGTCTGCTGGCCGCTGATGGCCGTCTCCGCCGCGCCGATCCTCGCCAGCTCGTCCACGCCGTCCCGCATAAGGGTCCAGCCGGCGGCCAGCTCCAGGGCCTTGGAATACTCTGCGACCTTGCCGACCGCGATGCCGTCGCCGCCGCGCTTAAAGTTCATCGTTGCGAAGGCGGTGCTCAACTGCAGCTCGATCGTGACAGTCGCGAAGTCGTCAGCGAGGACCAGGGCCACGTCGTAGGTGCTGTTGGTGTCGGCAGCGATCACGACGTTCCCTGTCTGGGAGTAGGTCGTCAGGGTGATGGCTTGCGTGGTGTAGCTCTGATCGGAGCGCTTTTTGTACTGGACCGATAGATTTTTCGCGTTGTGGTTATTAAGGGCGGTCACGGCGACATCGTAATCGATCCGCATAAACGCGCCCTGGTCGTCCAGCGTGCCATCCTGCAGGCAGCGGTGCAGCACAAAGGAATTTATCTGCGGCGCCGAGTATGCCAGGATCGTGATGGTCTGCTGCGCTGCTGCGGACGATACGCCGCGGCTGTCGGTCACAGATCCGGATACCGCGGTGTTGTTCGCTGAGGCGATCTCGTCCGTCACCGCTGGATTGACCGAATACGCCGCTCCGTTCGCAGAGATCGACACCGAGGCGCCGGTCGCCCCGTACCGATAGGTGGGCGTCAGCTCAACGCGGATCTTGCTCTTCGATTCGACATACGCGCCATAGGTGGTCACGTAGCCGGTCGGGTCGCTGACGGCCATGGTGACGGTCGGCTGCACGTCCGAGGCGTTCAGCTGCACGGTCACGGTGGTGGATCTGGATCCGACGGAGTAGCCGTTATAGAACGTTTCCACGGTGATCGTGGCGGTCGTCGTGAGGCCATTGGTTAACAGCGGCGCATAGGTGGCGATCGCCGGCGTCCAGGTCAGCGTCGGGTACGTCGAGCCCCTTGTCATCAGCGTCTCAGTCTGGCCGAGGCAGGTCACGGTGACCGTGTGCAGCGCGACGTCCTGGCTGCGGCTCAGAGTGATCGTGCTGGCCGAGCCGAAGGTGGAGGGATTTGTGCAGGTGACGGTCGTCGGGGTGCCGTACACGCCGCTGAGGATCACCGTGATGGATCCGATGGCCCAGCGGTTATAGTTGGCCGCCGTCGGGTAGATCCACAGGTAATACGTGGTGTTGGGGAGGAGCTGCACCGTCGAGGTGCCATTGCTCGTCATGTGGTTGGGATCCGCCCAAGTAACGCCGGTCGGGTTTCCGTCCGTGCCGATCTTGCCCGGATAGGACGAAGGGGACGACGTGATCTGCCAGCGGAAAGCCTCTGGGTTGCCGCTCGACCAGGTCGTGGATCCGGTGGGATTCAGATATGCAGACGAGAAGGAAAACGCCGCCGCGCCGGTGTTAGGCGTGGTAAAAGCGAAGCGGCCGACCACGGGGCCGCCATCATAGCCGAGCGTTCCGACATAGCCGCTGCCGCTGCTCTGTTGTACGCCGGAGCGGTAATAGGTTGCAGTTGTTGATGCCATGCCGTCACGCTCCTATCCAGGTGAAGTCCAGGCTCTCGTTTGAACGCGGGATCCACGCAAAGCTGCCCAGGATGAACCGGCCGCCGACGGGAATCCGCAGCGTCTTTGGCGCCACAAAGTCTTGGCTCGTCCAGTAGGTGATCAGCACGCCGCTGGAGTAAATCCCAATCTGATCGTTTTCGATCTTGAGGGTGATCTCGTTTCCGATCTCGCCCAGAGTGATCGACCCGCCTGCCATGCGGATGTAACTCTGCAGGCTGGCAAATTTGGCGTCGGCGTTCGCCTGGACGTCCTCGACGTCCTGGGACAGATTGGAGAAGCGGATCTCGATGCCCGCCGCCGTCTGCTCCAGGGTGGTCGATACGGAGCCGATCAGGTCGTCGCTTTCGCCCTTTGTGTAGTAATTCTCAGAGACGGTGAGGAGGATCGTGTCAGACGCCTGCTGGATCGCGCTCTCGTTGCGCAGCTGCAGCTCGCTCAGGGCGCGGGCCGTCTGGGCCGTGACGTTGGCCTCGACGGTCTGCATGGCGCCGGCTGTCTGCTGCCTGGTCCTCTCCGTCAGGGAGTAAGTGGTCGCGCCCAACGTCAACTTGTTCTGCGCCGGATTTAACCAGTTGATGCTCAGCTTCTTCACCAGGTATCTGGCGAGGAGCTCATGGGCGGCGTGCTTGTCGTCCACCACGTTGACGTATGTGCCCACGGAGAAGGTGTTGACGTCGTAACCTGCCGCGGACAGATCCGCAGCCGTCAGCGTGACCGTGGAGGCGATCATGCGCTTTTGGGCGAGGGCTGCCGCGGCCTTTGTCAGCAGGTTCGAGGCGACGGTCACGTCGTCCCACACCATCGTCTTGATGATAAATCCGTACTGATCCACGGCGTCTTTGCTGTACACATAGTCCCCGCTCTTGCAGATATCGCTCGTCTCCGAGTCTTCCAGCTGCGAGATGGTCAGGCGCTCGCCGCCCTCCTCCGGGGCAGCCCCCAGCGGCAGGATGGCGCTTGCGATGTCCTGACCTTTGCGCTCGGTGGACAGGGACAGCATATTGAGCCCAAACTCCACTTGCTGGTTGGCCAGCAGCGGGAAGTCCGCCAGGTAATCGATGTACACGCCATCCTGCTCGTGCCGGAATGAGATATAGCCGCCCAGGGTGTCCAGCAAGCCCTGTTTCAAAAGCGTCCATGTGGAAGAGTATTCCGTATCAGATCGCGCAATATAGTTGTTCGGGTCTGTCACGGTTACATTGCCAACAATAAAACGCCTGTCTGCGTCAACTTGCTCGTTGTGGCGGCTGATAAGGAACGCGAAGTAATCAGCGGGTGTCGTGTGTTGGTCATCAACTGGGAAAGCGAACGGGCGCTGAACGCTGTCGTTCAAGAAAGCAAGTTCACCCTCGCAAACAACGGTTTTTTCGTTGTGCCAGCCGAGCGTATCGTTGAGGATCCGCCCGCGAAACTTGATCTCGGATCCGTAGTACAGAATGACCGTCGGCGCGAGCTTCACGACCCGCGCAAAATTCGGATGCTGCGGGTAGATGGTAAAGGTCAGCTTTGCCGCCTTATCCACATCCGGCTCAAACTTCGGGGAGAAGACCTTGTACGCGTCAACGCCCGGCAGGTAAAGCGGGTATCCGTCAACATATAGCGTCCAGTCGTTCACAGTGCGCCCTCCTGATAGGTCATGGTCACCGTGGCGGTGCCGGTGATCGTGACGTCGGTGTAACCGGCCTCCAAAACGAGGGACGGGATCAGGATCCCAGATCCGGCGCTCACAGCGACGGAGGAAGATCCCCAGGCGATCGTGATGTCGCCCGTCGTGCTGATCTCCGGCACGGCCGGCTTCCCTTCGTTGTAGAGGGAGACCGTCTTCGCGCTGGATACGTTAACGACGACCTCCGTCTCCTCCAGCTGGAGCTTGTACGGTTCAGCCAGCACGGTCACTGGGATGGTGCAGGCGTGATAGTTGGCGGTTTCGCCGATGCTCATCACGCCCTTGTAATAATGCTCGCAGTCATTCGGGAGCACGAGCCGAACAGAGCGTCCGTGGTACTGCTTCCGAAGACTGCCGAGGATCTCGGCGAAGGTCACCTCGTCGCAGGAGCGAAAGAGCCGGAAAGAGATCATCCGGTTTTTGTAGACCGGGCGGCCCTGCGGGTAATCACTCATGTCGAGAGATCCGTCCGCGCCGGGAATGTCGACATAGTTGGTCTTTTTCTCCGGGGCTCCGATCTTCACGTCGGAGAGGAGGAAAAGGCCATACTCGTCCAGAGTGTTGACCCCGTTGATATAACATCCGTAAAGCATCAGGCAAGCCCCCTCTGCGTCAGGGCGTCAAGTCCGCCCAGTGCTTCATTCATACCGGCCGCCAGACCGCCGACAAGCGTCTCGCCATCGAGATAAATGCCCAGGCGGTCCAGGTGCTGGTCGATCCGGTCGATGGCATCCAGCAGGGCGCTCGTCCTGCCTGTGCCGTCGTTATCGCCGACCGCAGTTTCGATGTCACGCATCAGAGCGGCGCGGCCGTAAAGGACCTCGTCGCCGACCTCGCCAGCCCCGAACAGGGTGGCGGAGCCAAACAGGTACGGCTTATCCATAGCTTTTGCGTTCCAGCTGATTGTCGGCACGGAAGGCGGGATAATACTAAAGCCGCCAGAGATGCTGATTTTCGGGAGCTTAGGAAGTGCGCCCAGAATGATGTCAGGCAATTTGAGCTTAACTTCAGTTACCTTCTTCCATGCCTCTTTGACAGCTCTTTTAATGCCTTCAAACGCTCCAGAAACACTGGACTCGATGGAGGACCAAGCCGATTTAGCCTTGGAAGAGATAGAAGTCCACGCAGGGCCGTTCTTCACCCCATTCCACGCCGTAATAACAGCAGATTTTACGCCGTTCCAAGCTCCAGAAACTGTGCCTTTAAAGGAGTTCCAAGCTTCTGTGGCTTTGTTAGAAATCGAAGTCCATGCAGGACCGGATTTTACCTTCTCCCAAGCGTCGGAAACTTTGCTCTTGATGCCTTCCCAAGCCGTGGAAACGCCGCCTTTGATCGTCGTCCAAGCGTTCGAAACCGCACCGCTGACCTTCTCGAAGGCAAGTTTCGCTTTGTCTTTGATCTCCTGCCAAGTCTGCGAGAGGAACGGGCCGATTACGCTCCACGCCGCTTTGGCTGTGTTCTTAATTCCATCCCAGGCTGTAGACAGAATACTGGTGATGCCGTTCCATGCATCGGTGCCCAGTTGCTTGATGCCTTCCCAAGCGCCCGCCCAGTCTCCGGCAAAGATGGAGGAAAAGACAGAGAACGCATCCGAGAGGAAGGTCAGACCGCCCTCAAATCCGGCTTTAAGTGTTTCCCAAATGCCGGAAGCTGCGGTGGTAATCGTTCCGCCCCAGGTGCTCCAGAACGCTGTCAGGCCGTCCAGAGCGCCCTGCCAGCGCTCCTGGATGCCCGTCCAGATATTGCCAAGGCCCTCGGCCAGCTGCCCGCCGTGTTCACCGAACCACGTCTTAATGCCGGTCCAGGCATCGCCGACAACAGTTGTAATGCCCTGCCAGGCCTTTTTCGCTCCAGCGCTGATCATGCTCCAGGTCTGGGACATGAGATTGTACAGCCCGGGGGCATTCGTCTTGATGGAGTCTTTGAGCTTGCCGAAGGCGCTGACCAGCGTTTTGCCAATCGCCTGCCCGGCCTCTTTGGCAACATCCCACAGGCCCAGGAAGATCTGACCGACAGCGGGCAGGATGTTTTTTGCGACAGTAACAACGGAATTGAACACGTTTCGGAAGGTGCCGCGCACGTCTCCGCCTATGGCAAGGTTCGCCAGAAAGTCCGACCAGGAGGACTTCAGCATCCCGAGAGATCCGGAGATCGTCTGCTCAGATTCGCGGGCGAAGTTGCCGGCATACTGACTGGTCCTGTCGAAGAACATCTCCATCGCGAGGCGGCTTTTCTCTGCCTGGCTGGCGGTGTTCCAATCGAAGTTGATGCCCTTCTCCAGGGCGTAGGCCTGCAGCGTCGTAGCATTCATCGCGACGCCCAGATTATCCATCATCGTGAAATTGCCCTTGGCAGCGCCAGCGACGGCCTCCATGGCTGCCGAGGTGTCCAGGCCCATGACGGACGCGACGTCGGCAGCTCGCTGCATGGCCTTGGTGGTCAGCTGCATGGACTCGACCTGCTTCATGCCGGAACCCTGGAAGAGGGCGCCCATCTTGTTGGCCGTGGCCATATAGTCAGACGCTGACAGGCCCATATTTTTATAAGCCTGTTTCGCGCGGCTGGTGATGTCAGTGGCAGCCTTGCCGAAGACGGCCTCCGTGCCGCCGATGTTCTGCTGCAGCTCGGCGCCTGCGCCAATTGACGCCTTAAAGAAATCTGTGATTGCCTTGGTCACGCCGGCGGCTGCAAGGAATTTTCCAAGCTTACCGACGAGGCTCTCGCCTGCAGCTTCGCCGCCGCTTTCACCGGCAGCAGCGCCCGCTCCTTCAAACGCGTCTTCGAGATTACTGGTAATGCCTTCGGTTGACGGCAAAACTTCAACATATGCGGTTGCGATATTCGCCACAGCGTCAACCTCCTACTAAAGTCTATTCCAAGCGGCCAAAAAATCCTCGCCCGATGCAAACGAGACGATTTCCTTTTTCGCCGCACGGTCTGCCCTCGCGTTTTTGATTGCCTCGACGATGGACGGTGGGCGGTTCCGGTTCTTCGCCCCGTCCTTTGACTGCATCCACGCAAGGATCCCAAGACGGTCCGCGATCATGGACAGCATCAGCATCTGAGGCGACACGTCCACCGGCGACATCGCGACCTTGATTCGCGAATCGTCGGGTAAACCAAATGCGAGAGTCGCCAGCGTTTTAACCGGCAGCTCTCGCATCGCGTACACGTGATAAAATTGGGCCATGTCGCAGATCAGGGCGTCCTCGTCCTTCGCAATCATCGCCGCAAGGGCGATTATTTTTTTTCGCCCGCCAGCTCCAGGATCTCGCCCACTTCGGTGGCCACCGCCTCGATCGGGACGCGCCCGTCCTCCGCGCGTACGTGGTCATAAAGCCGGGCCTTATTCTCTTTGCCCAGGAGCTTCGTCAGAAACGGGGAATACGCCAGGGCGTCGCCCTCATCGATCCGGACGACGAGATCCAGGACTTCCATGTCGTTCATGGCGGTCTTGTCGATCTCGCATTCAAAGCCGGTGGTGGTTTTAACCGTCATGGGTCAATCCTTTCTGGCCATCAGGCCTGCTTGATGTAGGTGTAGTGGGTGTTTCCGGAAGCGTCCGGCAGAGCGGTCACGGTGACCTGGTAGCCAACGGCGTCGGAGTCGGTGTACTCGACGTCGCCGATCTCGGAGATCTCGCCGTTGGGGATAACCACGCGCTGCTGCACACCGCCGCGCATGATCATTTCGACGATCAGGACGTTGCCAGTCTGCTGCTTGGAGTTGGCGCTCACCGTGATGCCATCGGCCAGGGTGCCGGAAACATTGTCGGATCCATAAACGAATTTGAGGACGTCGACGTTGAGGACTTCGATCAGAGTAAACTGGAAGGTGTCCTGCTTCTCAGTCAGCGGGGTCAGAACGACGTCACCGCCCCACGCTTTGATCTGCTCGGTCTCGGGGCTGTTGGAATTGACGAGGCCGTCCTCGCTGATGTAACCGAGCCCTTTATAGGTCGCAGCCAGGGCCGTGGTGGCATCGGTGGGGAGTGCAGTGCCAAGCGGAGCGACAGAAACCGCACCGCCAACCGCAGGCTTACCCGCGGAAACATTGGAAACAGTCTGAGCCATTGTATGGCCTCCTTTTTCTTAGTAATGAGTCAGGTCAAAAATGGCCTGATAGCGCCGGGCTTTGGTTCGCGTGTTGTTGAAAACATAGTCGCTATCAAGCGAGACGCTGGCGACGGCGGGCAGGCGAATGATCTCAAACATGGCAGCCTTTACCGCGTCGTTCAGCACCGCCGCCTCGTAGAGCGTAGGTGCATAGGACTGGATCGCAAAAGACGAGCTTTCGATCCGGTTTGCCCGGCTGCTGCCGATCTTTTCGATCACAATAAAAGCTGTCTGCGGCTCGTCAGCAGGTACCTCCATGTAGCAGGGCGTGCCGACCGCCGTCTGCAGATAGTCCAAAACAATTTTTTCTATCATCCGCGGTGCCTCCGTCTGGATTCTCGTGCGAGTGTATTGTTTTGCTCATTATCGTATGCCGCGTCTTCCGTCGCCGGTTTGACCAGGAAGCCGGTACGGGTGGACAGGTTTCTCTGTTCGACCACGTACCCGTCGCCGGAGCGTGCGGCCATGCCTTGCGCGACAGACCGGCAGAAGCCGGCAATGCCTGCGCCCTTAAGCAGCTCGGCGCGGACGACACCCTGGTGCAGCACGATCCGGACCTTCTTAGCCATAACGCTCGACCTTCACTTTCTTATTCCAAGAAAGCGGGATCAGCTCGTCCTGGCCCTCGGTCGGGATCCCGATCACCTGCCAGGTCTGCCCGAAAAACTGCACGCGCTGGTTTTCCCAGTCGTGCGCGTCGCCCTTCGGGATCCCCAGCTGGTAAACGGCTTTTCGGCCGGTCAGGTTCAGCGTTTCGAGGACCTCTTGATCGCTCAGAGGGGCGATTAGGACGTTTTCTACCTCGGCAGGCACCTCGGCATAGGTGGGACGGTTGAACGCGTCCACGCCAGTCTGCTGCTTCTCCAGCAGGACAACAGTACGACCGGTGATCACTGCGGATCCCTCCCCGCCAGCTCCTGCACAGGGCTGTAAGAGCCGATGGAGTTTCCGATCGTCCCGAGGCCCAGCATGGACTTTTCGAGCTTCGACAGATACAGCTCCCCGGTGGCGCCGCCACTCAGGGTCCAGCTCTGCGAATAGCCCAGCGCGGACATGCTGCCCTGCGTGGCACCGACGGGGGCGGCCCCGCTCGTACCGTCGCCCAGGGCGCGGATGACCATGCGGCACGACACGAGAGCCTTTACGTCTTCGTCAGCGCAGGCGGCGAAAGAGTCGATCACCACGCCAGCATCGGCCAGCAGTGCCGCACATACGGCCTGCTCGCTCTCGCTCATGGTACGTGTCATTCTCGCCTGGACCTGTTCTACGGTCGCATAGGTCATGTGTAACACCTCACTTTCGGGTGGTCGTGCGCCGCTTCTTCGGCGCTTCCTCCGTCTTTACCGGCTTCTGGTCGCCGGCGCCCTCTTCGGGCACCGGTTCCCAGTCGCCGCCGGAGATCGGGCAACAGGCGTCAATGACTGCGCCCGTACGGCGGTTAATGTACCTCATACTCAGGCGGTCTCGCCGGCGGTGACAGTGTCGACCACGCGGACAAAGGACCTCGCATCGAGGATGCCCCAACCAATGTAGGCCTCGGAGCGCAGCTCGATCTGATTCTGACGCTTCAGATCGCCCTGGCCGTCAGGATCGCCGTACTCGATGATTTCGAGGGGGATGTTCTCGGCATAGCCCCAGCGGAAGGCGTTGGTGAAATCGCCGATCACGACCAGGTCGCGGGAGGTAGCCGCGGCGAGCTTCTTGTTGACGGTGCCGTTAATGTCGAGGCCCATGCCAGCGAAGGACGCGGGAGCGCCGCCGAAACGGAACTCGGGGTACTGGACCACGCCGTTCACCTTGATCTGGGACATGTACTGGCCATAGATGGGAGACATGGCCATGCCGGAAACCTCGCGGTCATTGCCGAGGACGGTGTGGATGGCAGTATCCAGAACATCGTCGGCGACACTGGTGCCGGAGGTGTAGGTAGCGGTCTGGGTTACAATGCTGTCGAAGTGGTTGGTGCCGACGACGTTGGAAGCCAGGCCGGTCTTGGGGTTGATGCCGTGCAGAGCGGCGATGTCCAGGCCGCGGGCGATCTTCTTGGCGAAGCCGTCAGCGAAAGCCTGCAGGTAGGGCAGGCGCTGCTCGTCAGACATCTTGAGGAACTCGTCGGTCACGCGGTGCTGATAGATGAACTTGACCGGGGTGATGGTCACGGGAGTAAAGGCCGCATCGTTGGGGGACTTCTGACCGCCCTCGCCTACGATCTCGGCCTCGCCGTCCATGGAGAAGACGAACTCGCGGACGCCGGAGAAGGGCATGGGCTTGGAGGCGCAGAGGTTGGCCAGGGAGCTGTGGCCCTTCACGGTGTCAAACATTTCGGTTACGAGCTCAGAGGGGAACTGCAGATCGGCAGTGGTAGTGGTGTTAGCCATTGTAGTAATCTCCTTTATTTTGAAATCTGGGACGCGAACTGCTGCCATGCAGATTCAGTCCGGCCCGCTTTTCCGGCAGCTGCTTCGCCGCCGTCTTTAATGATGGGGTATCCCTGGTTATTCTTGGCGAACTCCAGGATCGCTTTTGCCTGCGAAGCACAGGCCTCCTCGGTCTCTCCCGTCAGCAATGCCGCCGGGACTTTCGTCTCGCCCGCGACCTTATCGCGAATGTCGCGGATGGTGTTGGCGTGCTTAAGGCTGTCCAGCTCATTCTGCAGGGCTGCGGCCTTCTCATTGGCCGCCTGGAGCGCCGCTTCGTTGCTGCCGGCCTTGAGGCCTTCCAGCTCCTTCTGAGCGTTTGACAGCTGGCCCTTGAGATCATCCAGATCTCCCTTGGCCTTATTGATGTCCGCGCCGTTGAGATCCATAATCGTCTTGATCTGCTCATCGGTGGCATCGGGGAAGAGTGCTGTGATGTCTGTGCGTTTCATTAGGTTCCTTTCTCGCCTACGCTTTTTACGGGGTCGCGTCCCTCGGCTTGATAGTTTTACGGCATCCCGGCCTTGATGATATGAAAAAAGCACCCGGATCCGGATGCCTTAATCAGCATTGATTTCTTCCGCGGCGGAGCTGTTCAGCTCTTTCCGCTTTTCGTACGCGCTGCGCTTCTGGGCGTTGATCTCCTCCCGGTTTCTGGCGTATGCCTCCCGACGCATGGCGTTGATCTTATCTTTGGGAGATCCGTCGGACGCGCCGTAATACATGTCACGGTATTCCTGCGGATCATAGCCTTCGACCTCGCTGTCGTCAAAGCGGATCGCGTACGTGCAGTCGCAGTTTGCGTGGATGTGCTCGGCGTGTCCGTTTTTGATGGCCTTCTTCGATGCCCGCTGCCAGCCGTTCGAGGCCAGCGTGATACAAAACGCGCAGGTGTCGCCGACCGGGATCCATGCCCACTCCGCGCCGTCGCGTAGAGCATTTTTCATTGTCGTGTCAACGCCGGCCATTTTGACCAGACGAGCCACGCCGGCGGCGATCAGCTCCGGACTCGCTGTGCGCTTCTGAATGCCAAGGACGGTGTTTGCGACGTCGCCGTATGTTGCGACCTCTGCCGGAATAGCAGGCGGCACAGATGCGCCTTGAGCCGCTGCGAGAGCGTCATACATCTGGGCCGCCAGCTCGGAGGCCGCCTCGCCGTATTTGACCGCCAGGCCGTAGCAATACTCGATCAACGCGTCGGTGCCCTCCGGGGTCAGGACCTCGTGGGTTGTCAGGTACTGATTCGCCAGGCGCGCGGCCTCTTCGTTGATCTTGCGGAGATTCGCGATATACTTTGACCAGACTTTTCGCGTGATCGTCATTCGATCCCCAGCTCCTCAAGTACGGCTGCGCCGCGGTAGCGCTGCTCCTGGGCTTTGATCCTGCGGATGTCCGCCTGGTCGAAGCCGATCATCTCCAGGAAGGTGTCAGTCGAGGCGAAGCCCGCCCGCGCCCCGGCGATCTTGATCGCCGCGTCGGCCGTGACCGCCACGCTGGGCATGGCCGGATTACGGAAATGTGCAACAACACCGCGCTGCTCGTCGGTCAGATCTTCGAGAGTCGTATCGTGCATGATGGCGAGCGCCATGAGCGCGATCATGCGCAGACTGTCCCCATTGCCGGCGTTGAGCTGCTCCGCCAGGCCCACGAGGGTCTTGGTCTGGGCCTCGATAGCGTCGGAGCTGGTGGGATTGGCGTCGTTGACCACGCCGGTGTCGGTGACCGGCAGGCCCGTTGCCGCGGAAAACTGTGTCGCCTGGATCCGGAGCATCTGCACATGCGGCTCAATAGAACCCTGCGGCAACTGCCCGAATGTCGGTTTCTCGCCGGTCTCCGGATTGGTGGTGCTGGCGATGATGCTGCCCACGTACTGCTTAAACTTCTGGTCGATCACAGCGTCATACTGCTCGTCCGTAACGCCGAGCAGATACTTCTGTGGGCTCGTGGCAAACTCCAGACCGATCGTCGCGTTTGCGATGGTCCGGACGTAGCCCTGGATCAAGCGCCGGATGGGATTCTTGATCCGAGATCTGCCGAAGGGCTTGCTGCTGGTCGCGTTCCAGATCATCGGCTCCATCAACGGGCGGCCCATCTTGTGCGGGTAATGCGCAGCCGTCCAGGCCTCACCATCGCGCACCAGGACGATCACGGCCTGATCAGTGTAGAAGTTGATCACACTGGGCCGCCACACTTTGCTCGGCGTGTTATCCGGCGCTGTATCGATAATGGCGAATCCGCAGCGGATCCGGCCCTTCTCGCCGTCCCACGTGGCCGCGGCTGTCCGCGGGCTGTGCCAGCGGATCTTGCACCCACCCTTCGGATCCTTGCTCAAGGTGGCAAAGGTGCAGCCGAATTTAAGCTCGTCAGAGCAGCTCTTGCCATACTCCGAAATCAGACGATTATCAATTACCAACTGATTGAGCTCCTCGACGGGCTCGCCATCCACGCCGACAAAGCCGTCAAACATGCTACGGGCCGCCAGGACGTCCACCGTCTTCGCGCCCCACGCACAGCCGATCTCCAGCTTGCGCATACCATCCGGCAGCGCGATTCCGAGATTGACGTCAGCAAGCCGGATATTTCCCTCATAGTATTTTTCCTTCTGATCGTTTCCGGGCGTGTGCTTTTTATAAACACGCAGCAGCTCGTCCAGCATGTCCCGCTCTTCGTCGGTCAGCCCGGACACGCGCTGCAGGTTAATTTTGAGCTCCATGTTCTCCTCCTCACCCTATACGCATTTTGCGCGCGGGATTTCGCTTTGTCGTCTTTGCGCCCCAGAGCGCGAGGGCCGCCGCCTCGATCGGCGCGGAGTTGTCGCCACCGAAGCCCCAGCCGCCGCTGATCGGCCGCTTGACCGATGTGATCGCGCTGTCTCTCAGCGCCTCCTGGCCTGCATACCAGGTAACCGTGCTCTCATTCAGAGAGTTGCACAGCATACTCGCAGCCGTCACCAGATCGCGGCCGGTGGGCCGGATGATCGAGCCCTTCGCCCGCCAGACGCCCACGATCTTGTCGACCAGGACGTCGGCGCCGTTGCGGCCGTCGATCACGACACAGGCCGCCTGCTGGACGCGTTCACAGAGCCAGTCCGCGAGCCATTGCGTCCCCTGGCCGGTGGGCTTGCGCTGGATCATGGAGATCCTGGCGGCACCTTTCGCGGGGATCACCGCGCCGCAGAGGACCACCTCCGCGCCGTCGGCGGTAAACTTGACGCCATATGCCGTTTTGCCTTCTGGCTTCTTCTCCTCGGATCTGCAGGCGTCCCAGGTGGCAGCGGGGATCGCGTTGTCCTCTTTCTCCACCAGCGCCGGAGACCACCAGCCGAGCCGCTCACGCGCGAAGCCGTCCCGGCTCATGCTGCGCAGCTCCTCGGCGGTAAAGTCCTCGCTCAGACGGAAGCCGAGGGCCGGGTTTGTCATGTACCACAGCCCGGTGTCGTCGACCTTAATGTCGCCGACGCTCTCAGCCGCGACGCTCCACTCGTGCCAGGCGTCGTGCTTTCCGGGATCCGTGGTGCAGACCGTGCGGCGCCGGCGGAATACATCACCAGGGCAGCCAGGATAGGGCGGCGTCCCGGTGTATATGATCTGACGCGTGCCCGTCGAGCTGGCCGACAGCGTGGCCATGATGGCCTCCACCTGGTCGTCCGTCAGCTCCTGGGCCTCGTCGTAGACAACTAAAGAGATCCCATCAAAACCGCGGGCGGCCTGACGGGATCGGGCGGAAAACTCGATCGAGCCGCCATTGTCGAGCTCGATGCATTCTTCTCCGTTGGTGTATCGGATATTTTTGACGATGTCGGTGATCTCCGGGTGGCGCTTGTCGGTGAACATCGCAGCCAGGCGCCGGAAGCTCTTTTTTGACGTCCGGACCTGGTGCGCTGTGTGCAGGATCTTCTCGCCCTTAATCACCATGCCGAAAAACTCCCGGGCCTCCAGGCAGACGTTTTTCCCGTTCTGCCGAGGGAGGGCCAGGCCGGCACTGGTCATTGTGTATTTGCCGGTCTCGTCGCAGCCGAGCCAGCAATCGACCACGGCCTGCTGCCAGGGGTCCAGCTTGTAGCCGTACGCAGACATTAAAAGGGCCGCGTCGCCCCCATCCGTGGAGGCGCGCGGCGGTTCAATTTTAATGCGCGGTTCCTGTGATCCTCTCATGCTTCTTTCACGTGCTTTTTACGCACGAGCTCCAGGACGGTCACGTTTTCCGCCTCTTCAGCCGGGGCCGCAGGCTGGACGGATTCGATCTCGTCCATTACCTCCCGCAGCTGGCGGGAGAGCGCGGCGATGTCGCGGCCGGAGCTGCTGGTCTGGATCGCCCTGGCGATCTTATGCCGCAGGGCTTTGAGCGTTTCGAGGCGGTCGCCGGTGTCTGCGGTCGCAACTATAGTTTTTCTGGTTCCCATTGGTGCCACCTCGGTGGAATTTTTTGAGCTCGGGGGTATTTCGGCGCT